TAATGTTCCTTGTGTGCCATAACTGTCATCAATTTTCCAAAGCATCTTTTCAGTTATAGTTCTTAATGGTTCAACAAACGATTTAGTATATTGTTCATCATAATCTATTCGATCAATAATGTCAAGTTCCTTTGGAAAAGAAGTTAAAAAAGAAAATGCACTTGAGGTATAAATGTTAGGTTGTTTCATGTGCAGAAACTTTATCTTATCGCCTTCCTGTATAATAGGATACTTGTTTGATAGCTTATGCTTCTTCACCAAATGATTATATAGAATTGCTCCCTTGCAATGAATAGGAGCTCCCTTTGCAAACATACCATTGGACGATGAAAACTTTCTTAAACCATTTACTGAACGAGGATAAGCAATATCTTCTGGTGGCAATTCCATAAATTCATCTCTGAACTCTTGTATGAATGTATTTAATTCTTTCTCATCACCCGTCATAATAATGTTCAATGCATCCTTAATCTTTTGCCTGCATACAGCTGGCGTGGATGACTTGACTGCTTCGATACCCATAATCTTGAGTTGAGGAGTCTTATAACGAACTCCTTCAATATCCCAGGCATTCAAAATATATCTTTTCTTCGCAGTCCAGATACCTTTGTCGGCAATCACCTCTCTTGACATTTTCATCTTTTGTTCATAGGCATTCATAGTCTTAGCAAGAGCCGTATAACTTTTGAGAATAAAAGGCTCCAACTTCTCACTTGCAATCTTGTCCAAGAAATCGGTAATTTTCTCAGGCGTTCCTCCATCCTTAAACACCCTACTAACCAATACGTCAAAAGTGATATAAACCGAATCGGTATCAGATGCGATAACATAGTCCTCATTTTTTGTTTCCAAGATTTTATTGAGATATATGTTAAGAGACTTCTCAATCCATCGTATAGATAACTGGCCAGAAGTTGTAATAGCAGTAGCAATTTTAAGGTCAAAATAGCGAAACCAGTTATTACCAATAGCACCATACGCCGAATTGAGAGAAATCTTCTTTGCCATTTGGATGTTGTTATATAATGATATGTGTTTGAGTAGTCGAGGGTCTTTAGTGTCCTCATATTGCTGTTTAGCCTCGAGCATAAGTCTTTTGTATTTTGTACGATCATTGTACATAGTCTCCATTATTTCTGGCAAGAAACCCCTTTTATCTTTTCTAAAATATGCGCCATTTGGTGTCATACAATGATCAGTAGTATTTCTAATATTGCCATCAAGTATCTTATCAACCAGCCCTTCCTTTATTTCACTAGGCATAAGTGTCTCTGGTGAAATATTATATTGCATAATCAAATGTGGATATAGAGAATTCAAATCAAAACTCATAACCCATTTATGCATACCAACTTGAGGGTCTTTTACATATGCACCTTCAAATTTTTCTATCTTTTCTGATTTACGTTTTGGTGGAATAACAATATTCTTTTCACGCAAATGATTATATATCAGAATATCCCAATAACGAACAGAGCCGAGAACATCCACATAATTAACCTTGGCATCGTAAGCCATAGTTAAACATAATTGGATAAGTCCCATCTTGTCTTCTAATTTGTCAACAAGCTCAACGTCATTGATATTATATTCAATAAATGACTGATAATCTTTTGTATACCATTCACGAAAAGTTTCAAAAGGATTTCCTGTTTTACGTTCACCCAATTCCACAAATGCAATATGATCTAACCGATATGACTCCTGAGCAGAATATGTAAACTTGCGATATAAATCAAAATAGTCTAATGCAGCAACGCCCTGAATATCATATGTCTGATGATTGCGGCCCATCTTATAAACTTCACGGGTTAGTACACCACCCCAAGGAGACAGTCGTTTCAGTTCTTCTTCTCCAAACAACTTTTTAATACGATTACAAACATATGGAATATCAAAAAATTCAGAGTTCCAGCCGGTAATAATATCAGGATGATACTTTTGCCAAAACACAAGAAACTCTTTTAATAGATGTACTTCACTTTCACATTTTATATAAGTTACATCTTCACGATCTGTTTCAAAGTCACCGATACCCCAAACAACAATACGTTTGCTCTGATGATTTTTAATGGTGATGGATAGAAGTTCTTCTTCAGCAAGTTCTGGTGAAGGAAAGCCGTTTTCACATTGAACCTCAATATCAATTGTAACTATGAGAAGCTTCTCTAAATCCCAATCAACTCTACCCTTGTAAGTGTCAGCAATATAAGTGTAAGGATATTGAGTATTTCCATATATAAGTTCTGGTTGAGATTTATGACTTTCAACCCATTCCTTAGCTTCTTTCATGGTGGAAAAAGTTAAATCAGTGACATAACCGCCATCAAGATTTTTGTATGGAGTTTTCTTTTCTACGGGAGCATAAAGTGTGGGAGAATATTTTACTTTAAAATTTTCACGCTTATCATTTATAACAGCACGAACAAGAAGATTATTGCCCCACTGAAGAACATTTGTGTAGAAATTCATATAATAACTATACTACCTTTGGAGTTATTTGTCAAGGGGATTATTAAATATTTCGAAATCATCATATCTATCTGTAACCACAAATTTCCTAGATGGATTTACCATAACATTACTTCGTTTCATGAAATCTTGATTCATTAGGCATTTAGTAGTTTTCTCACTTCGGTCATCTAAAGCAAATTTAACATCTTTATACGTTGTACCATTAAAAGTAATATCCATCAATACAAGTGGACGTTCAATAACTTCAGCAGCAAGAGCTCCCCTTTCCCATTTTGTCATTTTAACTAGTTTGTGTTTATATTTTTTACCTTGGACTTTCCAAGTTACTGTATCACCTTTTACATCATATTTGTCTGCATGAATGATACACCTAGCACTATTACCAGTATCAAAATTTGCAACAATATCTCCAACACCTTCTATATGTAATAATTCAAATCTACCAATTTCCAATGCTGTATATCGCCAATTTTCTCTATTCTGAAAATGTGTAAGCAACTCTTTAATAATGTTTTTGCCAGATGCTTTTTCTATACCTTCTGTGCCTGGAGAACTATTCACCTCTAACACAAAAGTATCTTTGCCATCCTTAATAAAATCTACAGCAGTCCATACACCATTTACTGCTTTATCAGCGTTAAGACAAATTGCAATTTCTTCATCATTTAACTTGTATTCTTTAACTTTAGCGCCTTGAGAATAATTACTTCTAAAATCTCCCTTCAAAACATCTCTACGCATTGCGGCTTGAATTTCACCATTCAATACAATTACACGAACATCAAAATCAGATTTAATATATGATTGTAAAAGTATTTCAGTACTTTCATCTTGTTTCCAAAGCAATTGTATAAGAGAACTAAGTTGCCTTCTAGATTCTATAAAGATAACGCCAACACCCTTAGAACCACGCAATGTCTTTAATATCATCGGATATTCTTCTCCAATGATATCTAGTGAAGCTTGAAGAGTTTCTTCACTTTGTAATAAAGCAGTTTTTGGTGTTGGAACACCAGCGTCGGCTAATCGTAAAGCAGTCCAATATTTGTCAGCACACATTTGAATTGTTGCTCGTGAATTAACACAACAAATTCCTATCTTCTCTAATTGAGAAACTATATCCATCCAAGCATCTCTAGATGCTACAGACCCACGAACAATAGCTACCGTATCATCAGCAGAAATTTCAAATCCTTCATTATCATCAGCTTGAAATGCCCGGCCGTCAACAATTTTTCCCGTTTCGACAAAAAGAACGTAAGCAGGTATACCCAAACTTTTACATTCATCCAAAAGTCTTTGTGCAGTATGAAAGTATTGATTGTTATCCGGTTTATTAGAAAGGATTAACAACCGATATTTTTCTGACTTGGCTTCTGTGATGAAAGACTTAAACTTTTCCATTAGGTTTCTTTTTTCTTGCCTATGTTATATTTGGTTTCTAATGTCCATTCATTTTTTTCACCAAACGAAAGAACTTTAATTTGGCTCAACGGAGCAACTTCTTTTACCTCTCCAATTATATTAATCAAGCCCCAATCTCCTAATAGATTTGCAATCGTATTTCGTCTTGCAATATCATTTTCAGATAGATTGGTTTTCTTACCATCAAGAGCAAACAGCTCTTTGAAATGCACAATATAATATCGTCCTTGCTTATGTAATATGTGGCAAGACTGATATAGTTTTCTTTCTTTTCGGGATGCAACACCAATGCGAGATAGAGTCTCTCGTACTTTCAAAAAATCGTCAGGCTCTTTCAGTCCAACTTCTAGCATATGCTCCTGTGTCCAATTAATTTCTTCCATCTCTTCCACCTTTATTTAATTTTGTTTTTATGGCAGAAATCTGTTCATCATTTAGTATATCAAGAGCAACCTTTGCTTTCTCATTATTGTATCCATAAAACTCTTTAACATACTCTAGATTCTCTAATTTCTTCGCCTTCAGCCAAGGGGTGTATCTTTTTCTTGGTCGTAAACTATTTATCAAAAAATCAAACTGGAGTTTCTTGTCTAGATGATGTAGTTGGTTGAGCTCATTCACCAACATAACGGTATCTGGAAACGGAGCAACGCATTTATTTACTATAAATGGAGGATATTTCTTTTCCCACTGCTCATCCACAGTGTCCAAAAGAGGCTCTTTTGTGTAGTTTATTGCATTAAGATAATCTTTCAACTCATACATTAATCTACGAATCCTTCACCCTTTGTCCAATGATGAAATCTGTGACGCAATACAACCCACAACAAAGAGGTTAGGCTGTTTGTTTTATACTTTCCGTTCTTAACCTTTAATTCATACATTATGCTTTATACTTTCCGTTCTTAACCTATAATTCAACCATGATTAATAATATCTATATTACAAGACATTGTTCGCCTTTCGCCTTCACCAAAAAATGGAGCTACTTGATGAAGCAACCAAATTGGAAATATCACAACCTTACCTACTTCTGGATGAACATACGCAAAGGAAGGGTGCTTAAATCTGGGTATATCATACATACTATCTCCACCCCAAACAAATTGAGTTAGGCCATCTGTACTACCAGAATTACCTTGTTGTACGCCTATTTCACCTTTCATACTTTCTGCTATATCAGCTATTTGTGATGGGAGCTTTAGAAATGCAATCATGGATACTCCCCTTCCACTGGCAGTTCCATGCTCATGCAAAGGATTATAATCTCCAGCATAACTATGCACCGACCAAATTTTCTTAACAACATACTCTTCTTTGGACCCAATAATTTCTTTAATACGATTTGACATTGGATGTTCAGCAGCATATTCTTTTGCACACTTAATAAAAAACTTACCTAACTGAGTAGGAATTTTATCGTTCAAATCAAATTCTAATTGCTTTGATCTTTTGTCTTGTTTTATTTGCCCTACTAATTGAGATGATAAATCTGGTAATCTTTCAGTGTTATCATCAATGTACTTATTAATAACATCTATTTCATCTAAACCTATGCCAGCAAACCCTAACTTTAATTGTGGTATAGTTTCAAACTGAACTATTTTATTCCCTATCAATTTTCATTATCCCTTATAAAAGTCCAATCTTTCTCTGTTAGCACCAGAAACATTACATTTAAAAACTACGCATGTTCTTAGTTCATAACATTCTCTTGAAACAGGTTGAGCTTGATGCGGCAAATATGCATCAAAAACTATTAATCGATTTCCTCTATAATTAACATGTTTATCTATTTTTAGATTTGCAAATTCTTTTTCATAATCAGGTGAACGAGAGGAATTTATAAGTTCTTCAAATATTGCTGTACCCCCACCCCATTCTGTTTTCCAATCCATTCGTGGATAATATATCATTGTAAAATCACCATCATCTATATGAATATGTGGTTCTAAACCATGCGTATGAGCATTGCAATAAATTCGTACATAATCCTTAATATAATATTTAGATTTGAAATTAAATTTATCCATTAACATATCAAATAAAGTATCAGCCCAGTAGTAATTTGCTAGTTCACATTCTTCTTTATTATGGCCACAGAGAACATGCCAGTGCTTATTTGGTTTACTAGGATCAGAAGGATGCTCATATTTCCATGATAGTTTTTTAACTTCATCATCAATCAATATAGCA